GCGCACCGAGACTCAGCTCGCGCTCATGCCTGTTGATGATGTGCCTGTGGTGACGATGGATCAGCCCCTCCGCATGCCGACTCTCGCACCGGTCGCGCCTGCGCCTCAGCCTGCGCCTGTCCCTGCGCCTGTCCCTGCGCCTATCGCAGAGGTGGAGCGCTACCTGCCGAACGAGCATGTGATCCCCTTGTTCGAGGCCGCTCATCGCGAGTTGACGCTGCTCGGTGGTGTCGAAGCGGTGTTGGATAAGTTCCCCGCCGAGGTGATCAACGAGTTCAACACTCTCATCACTTTGAGCGGAGAGCAGCGCATCAGTGTTTGTTTGCTTCGCCCTCAGCGCCTTTTCGTCAGGAGCCAACTGCATCTGACAACAACGGGCGTGCTCGTGCTCGCTTGGCGTCAAGCGTCGTTCAAGCGGTCGGCCAATGGTCAGCGTCAGCGACTGATGATGAGCTCACTTCCAACGCTGCACTATCGAGTAGGCTCAGTAAAGCAAAGGCTCCACATCGTCTCAGCTCTAGCTAAGAACATCACCTGATGACCGACTTCACCCTCAACGACCTACAGCGCGCCGTCATCGGTGGTCTCCGCCGCCGAGACACCATCATCGCGGCGCGCTGTGGTTGGGGGTCAGGCAAGACTACATCTCTCATCTTCGCGCTGTGGTTCATCGCCAAGACGCGACCTGGCACCACCTCCCTCCTCATCACCGACACCACGCCACGCTATAACAGCGTGCTCATGCCCGAGATCGAGAAGTGGCTCGCGCCTCGTGGATGGACCTACAACCACACGCTCCACAAGTGGACTGACACGCATTCGGGCTCATCGGTCATCTGTCGGTCGTACTATCGCCCAGGCACTCGTGACGCCTCGCACAACCCCCTAGAGGGGATCAATGTGACAAGCGGTGTGGCGTTCATCGACGAGTGTCAGACGCTTGGTCCCGAGGTGGCGCACAAGGCGCTAGGGCGCCTCCGCTCAGGTCCATCTCCCACGCTCGTCTTGGTCGGGCTCCCCGTGGTCGATGCGTGGTGGTGCAAGATGGCAGAGCAGGCGGGCCACCTCCCTCTCCTGTTCAGCTCGTATGTCAACCAAGACAACCTCTCGGCTGAGTGGTTCGAGGCGACCAAGCTCCTCCCACCTGACGAGCGCGAGGCGATGGTGATGAACCGACCGCGCCCTCCCTCGGGCTTGGTCTATAACGAGTGGAGCGAGGACACGCATCTCATCAGCGGTTGGTCGTATCGCCCTGAGATGACAGGGCGCATCGCCATCGATTGGGGCTTCCGCAAGCCAGCGGTCGTCATCATGGCGTATGACGAGGCGCTTGACGCGACTGTTGTCATCAAGGAGATCAACCCTCAAGAGGTGACGGTCGATCAGCTCGCGCGCCTCATCTTGGCGGTGGCATGGCCACGAGCTCACCAAGCCTCGGCACCTGGTCCGCGCATCTGGCTCGACACGGGGGTCGCCGACAAGGCAGGTCACGCCCGCAACGACCAAACAGGCAGGAGCGCCTTCGCTGTCCTCTCTCGCCCCATCGATGAGGGGGGTATAGGTTTACCCCTCCGCTCGACTACTGACCCCGTTCGCGTGGACATCCTCAACGGTGTGCAGAAGCTCAAGCGCGCCCTCGCTCGCAAGCAGTACCTCATGACCCGAGAGGCGTGGGAGGCAGGTGAGCGCGCGCTTGGCAACTCGCTGAGGAAGGCGCTGCTCTCCTATGCTTGGGACACGACTGAGCAGCCGAAGAAGGATGGGCGCGAGGACCCTCTCGACGCGCTGAGGTACGACTGCATCTTCCACTACTGGGCTGATGTGGTCGGCAGGTATCAGTCACGCGCCACGACACTAGACAAGAGCCGTCGAAATGCGCGACCCTCCTCAGCCGTGTTCTAACACCAAGGAGGGCAACATGAGCGACCTGACCGTGACCACCATCGAGGAGCATGTAGTGCTCATCATCTTGGCGTCGGTGATCAGCTTCGGTGCCACCGAGGTCATCAAGCCGTTCGTCTCCATCTTGGCAGACGACCGTGAGCGCCGCCGCGCCATCGTGCGTCTGCTCGCCATCGTGAGCGGTGCGGTGGTCGGCTACACCCTCGGCCCCAAGTGGGTCGATATCTGGTTCGGGGCGGGCGCAGGCACGCTCAACGCTTGGCTCGTCGCCGTGCTCAAGAAGAAGGTAGAGGACCGCCTTCATGTCACCCTCGACAAGACCCCACCTCCCACCAAGCCAAGCAAGAAGCCCGAGGAGACAGACGATGAGCAGCGTTAATCATCCCCCTCACTATCACTCCCAGAGTGGCGTTGAGGTCATCGCCGCCATCGAGGCGTGGGATCTCAACTTCAACCTCGGGAATGTCGTCAAGTATGTGGCGCGCGCAGGTCACAAGCTCGACCGCCTTGAGGATCTTGAGAAGGCGCTGTGGTATCTGACGCGCGAGGTGGAGCATGCGCGCAAGGAGGAGGCGCGCCGTGCTGGTCGATGATCCGCGCCCCATCTACTGCCCCATCTGTGGACAGCTCACAGCGGTCAAGAACGAGCGCATTGTGCCTCATCTCTCGGGCATGACGCGCGGCTACTGCACAGGCACATCGACCAAGGTCACGCACTACAAGCCAGGCGACTTCGACGCTCAAGGCAAGTGGAAGGATGAAGATGACGCCGACACCCAAGACCCCTGACCTGCGCGCCCTCCTGCGTGAGCATGTGCCTCTTGAGCCTGAGCACGAGCTCCACGCGCAGAGCCTCGCCCTCCTCGCTGAGATCGAGGCGGCCCTCGATGAGGCTGACGAAAAAGCACACAGAACCTCAACAATTGAGTGTTCTAGCGCAATCACCTCAAGTGGTTCAAGCAGAGGAGGAACCAGCATGACCATCTCATCTCAAGATAGACCATTCGATACGCAGAAAATCCGTTCACTCGCTAGTGAGATCACACAGCGTCGCCTTGTCACCTGTGAACTAAGCGCGCGACTCTTCTCCCGAGAGTTTTTAATCTCAAGTGAGGTGCGTCAAGCTGTCATCGCCTTTGCTGAAGTGCGCCAAAAGTTTTATGCTTATCTCGCTTCACTGCACGACACATGTGACAGTTTGATTGATGACCACTGCACTCTCGTCTTGATTGTATTTTCAGACTTGTTGGATCTCTCATTGGTTTATATGCCGTGGCTTGATCAATCTGGGAGAGCGAAGGATGAGACTGAGAAGTTAATCAATGAACTTGAAATCTTGTTGCAGGAACTTGAATCCTTGTTGCAGTCAGGGCCATCAGGTGAGGCTGATCGGTTGTCATTCCTTGGTGGCTTGGTGGATGGGGCGTGTGAGGGCCAGCGCGACGCTCACTGACCTCGATGAGGCTGACGAGAAAGCCAAGACATCCAACAAGGAGACAGCAAATGACTAAGCTCATGTGGTTCATCCACAACACCATCGGCCATCCCATCTCGGGCTTCCTGTTCCTGTTCGGTCTCGACAAGGCAGGTGACTGGGTCCACGACATCACCCTCCCTTCTGGCTTCCTCGATGTGCCTCAAGGCTTTGTGGTGGAGCGAGTGGTTGACCTCGATGAGGCGGGAAGTATCAAGACTGTTGACAAGGTTGAGAGCACTCATCAATAGTGCAAGCTAGAACTCATTGGACTCCTCGACGGCACATCATCAGCACCACCTCACCGTCGAGGCGCTATGGACTATTCAGAGATAGACGATACCCCGAGGCACATGCGCGCCTTGCATCCGCGCTTTGTCACGCGCGGGATCACTGGCACTCAGCTCTCAGGCGGTGTCATCTCTGGGTATGAGCGCAATGTTCAACTCACAGGGCTCAACTGGGTCACTGAGGCAGAGGACATGCTGCGGACTGACCCCGTTGTCAGGCGCTCATGGCACATGCTCCGTCAGACCCTCCTCTCTGCGACATGGCGCTTCATGCCTGCCGATGAGGAGGACCCTGTCGCGCTCGAGCTTGCTCGCTTCGCAAACGAGGCGTTCGGGCTCGATGGCTATGCAGGGCAGATGTCGCTCTCGTGGGAGGCGCAACTCAGCTATCTGTTTGAGTTCGTGCCTGTCGGCTATCGCTACGCCGAGGAGGTGTATCGCGTAGGCCCAGATGAGAACGGCAAGGTCCGAGTATGGCTCGACCACTACGCCGACCGAGAGCCATCAGCTCATATGCGGTGGCTGTCTCGTGATAATCAGAACCTCGATGGCGTCTTGCAGAACATGGTCGGCATCGGCAAGACCCCTGAGCCGATACCTGCCAACAAGCTCCTCCTGCTCACGCTGAACCGCACAGGCTCAAACTTCGAGGGCGCTGGCATGCTTCGCCCTGTGTGGTGGTGGTGGAGGACCAAACAGCGCGTAGCTAACCTCATGTGTGTTGGCGTTGATCGGTGGGCGATACCTGCGCCCAAGGTCAAGGTTGACCGCGCGGCGGCAGAGCTTGCAGGGCTCTCAGATGCCGACATCAACACGATGGTTGACGAGGCAGAGAGCCAAGCGCAGGCGTTCTTGTCGGCAGAGCAGAGCTATCTCATTGAGAACAATGTGGTCAGCTTTGACAACTAC